AATCACTGGTGGTGCTACTAAAGTTGCGGCTACCTTAGCTAAGGATGCTGTTATAAAGCAGGTCAAGAAAGAACTAGGTAAAACAGTTCTAAAGAATCCTGCATCTAAAACTCTTCAGGCCCAAGCCCAACAGATAGAACGCCGTATCATAGGTAAGATAATAAAAGGCGAGAAGGTTAGAGGTGTAGCTAAAGGTGCATTCGCAGAAGGCGTTAAGAAGGCTACTAAGAAAGAGATACTTGCTACTACTGCTTTTGATTCTGCTTCTGCTGTTACTATAGATGCAGTCTATCAGAAAGCGTTACAACAAGGTGGAGTACAGACTGATTACAATGTTGTACAAGGTGCTGTTACAGGTATAGGCGGTGTGTTCGGTGGGTCATTAGCTTATGGTCTAAGCCTACTAAACAAAGCTCCACACACAGAGGATTCTTTACCTTTAGCTATGAGCTTCTTTGATGGTGCAACTGTAGCTGAAGCAAATGCTAAGAAGTTAGCTCGTACTGCTAAGTCTAAATCTAATAAAGCTACACTTAAGAATATAAATGCCAAGGCTTTACAGAAGAGTATCAACAAGAGTGCTACTGCCTCTGAACGTTGGGCTAAGAAAGTACTTAAAGGAGATACTATACGTAGGTTAGGTGATAATATACCTGACCCAAGAAGAGATGTATTCCTTGGGGCGTTTCTTCATGGTGATGCTAATGGTGGATTTAAAGGTATTAAGAGTATACTAGAAGACTTTAATATTGACTTAGCTAATGAGGGAGATACTTTTAGTAACTTCACAGACTTCTTAACAGAGACTATAAAGACCTTACCTAAAGGTGCTAAGAAAGAAGTAGCAGGTCTATACAAAAATACTATGGCTCGTTTGCCTGAGTTTCAGAATAAATCATTAGATGATGGGTTGCTTATGCTATCTAGTATAGCTAGTGAGTGGGGTCGTACAGGGCAGACGTTATCTAGACTAAGCCAAGACTTAGACTTTGCTAATAGGTTTGCTCCGGACAAAACGCCCTCACAGAAACTAAACACTGTAGTAAATACTACACTTAACCCTGTACCAAAAACATTTAGGGATAAAATAGTAGATGGTACGAGTAACATGCAACAGAACCTTATACGTATGTTGATTACACATCCGGGTACAACTGCATTGAACGTAGTTGGTTGGGCTAATGCTACAAGTATGCAGTCTGTAACTGATATACTAAGAGGTGCTCTTTATGGAGGTCGTTCCTTAGCGGAGATGGCTATAGGTAGAAATACAAATGCTACTGAGTTTGCTAATAAGTCTAAGCTTATGTTCACACTACAAAAACAAAAAGCTATGAACTTAGTAAATCCTTTTGCTACGCAACAGTCAGCACTAGACTTCTTAGCGGCTAACCCTAAAGCACAAAAAGAATTGTTTAGGTATATGGCAGGTGGTATAGAGTTAGATGACGTGTACAAACAACTAGGTATTCAAATAGGTGACATAGGTAAACCTTCAACAGCCGAGAAGGTCATGAACTTTGCTCAGACTATGTACGGTGTTAAAGCTCAAGACATGTACACTAAGACACAAGAGTTTATGTATGCGTTAGACAAACAAGTACGTATTAAATATGGTAAGACTTACTCTGAGTTCTTAGAAGACCCTGATTTATACAAGGTAATGAAGGGCGACACCTATGCAGAAATACAAACGATAGCTGTAGAAGATGCATTACGCAATGTATACGCTAAGTCTTATGGTAAGAACCCTAAAGGATTGCTTAGCTTTGGTGCTAAGGTTATAGAAGATATGCGTAAGTACCCTGTCGTGGGTGCAATGATTCCGTTTGGTCAGTTCTTTAACAACACACTAGGTCATATGTTTGACCATACAGGTATAAGTCTTGTGCATAAATATGCGGCAGGTACGACTCGTGATCCCTTAGATCTTCTCACTAAGTCAGCCATAGGTCTATCTCTTATAGGTGTAACAGCGGCTCGTGAGTATGATAATATGGAAGAGGGTTTAGCTTGGTTTGAAGAGCGTAGAGATGACGGATCTATACGTAACCGTATGTATGACTTCCCTTTTAGTTTCTACAAAGCAATAGGTCGTATGGGTGCTCACCACAAACGAGATGGAGAAGTACCTGCTGACTTAGTGAAAGAGTTAGTAACTCTATTCGGGCCGGGACAACTTACAAGACAGTTAGGCGATTCAGCTAAGATATCTTTTGACTTATTAGTAGATGCATCATCAGGAGAAGATGGTGCAGTTAAAGATGCACTAGGTAAGCTAGTACAAGACACTGCTTCTATGTATCTTAGTGGTTACAGTCGTCCGTTTGATCCTGTGAATACAGCTATAGCTTTAGGTAGAGGTGAAGACTTCGTAGCGGTAGATCGTAACCAAGGATCTAAATGGGTTAACAACTCTACAAGATACGTTGATCAGATATACACTGCCCTTAGTGGTGCAGAGTTAGCACCTGAGAAGTTTAATGCATTGACTGATGCTAGAGGCCTAGCACCCATAGGGCGTATCTTTGGTTATCGTGAAAACCCCGGACAGACTCATATACAAAAGATGTTTAACCAAGTAGGTAAACCTCAATGGCGTACTGAGATTAAGTCGTTCATACCTGAGACACAGAATCATATTAACAAAATAGTGTTTCAGTTCTTAGAACAACAAGCTGAGTATGCCTTAGCTACACCTGCTTGGAAGAATGGTAATAACAAACAACGTAAGGATCTCTTAGGTGAGGTGCTTAGTAAGGCCAAGAAACAAACAACAGATATACTTGAGCTTAGCCTAGCACCAGAAGATAGCCGTACTAATAAGTTGTACAAGATAAGTAAGAAGGGTAGTGGTGTAACTAAAGAAGACGTAGACAAAGCGTTAACAAAGTTAGACATAGACGTAGACATAACAGAGTTAGACGAGAACCAACTAGACTTCTTAATGTATTACTTGGAAGCTCAGAAAGACGAAGTTAAAAAGCTTAAGATGTTAGGTACTAGATAAAAGAAAAGGGCGACACAAGCCGCCCCTTCTATTCTTATTTAACTCCGTGCCTCTCAGCACATTGTCTAGCCCACAGATACATCTCTGTATAAGCTGTTAAGGCATTACTTCTCTCCGCACTATCCCATAGATTACTACACAAAAACAACTCCACGTTCTCCATATGGTCGGCTAGTTCTAATAGGAACTTAGTCCTACTAGCCTTGATGTGTTCTTGTGCTTCTTGTTCTAATTTCACAGGTGGACTTTCTATATTGGTGATTCTTCTAGTGAGCTTATTGGTAGATTGTAACAGTTAGATTTTACTGTAAAGTTATTGCTTGGGTCAACCTCTCCTTTCTTTAGGTAGGTAGAGTCTTCGAAGTACTTACTCTTAGGGTACACACCTAAGAACCATGCAGTGTGTAGGTCTTTATGTACACGTACAAAAGCGTAGTAGTCACACTTCTGTTTAGTATTAAGTTCAGCTACTGAACATTCGTAGTAACGTTTAGGTGGAACAGTTGTACGTTTAGTTTTTACATCAACCGTACATCCGTTGTTTAATATTAGATCATAGTCGTATGTGTTTGCTTCTGTACCACCTATTATAAGACGAGCAACTTCTTCTCCCAAGAAGCCAGCGACACTGCCCTGACCTCCTGTAATACTATTGTTTAGTCTGCCCATCTCAGTAGCTTTATCACGAGCTTTGCTAACCATGTCTCTAGATACTGTTATCTCTTTCATGTGTTAACTAACTCTGCCTCTGTGTAGGGTATATGAAAGAACAACTCGCCCTTCCTTATGTACCTACCCTTAGCTTCACCTAAACTTTCCTTAGTAAGTAGAGTGTCCTTGATACGCCACACTTGTTTCATATCCTCACGGAATACATAGAAGTTTAACACCCCATTAGTACCCTCATACTTATCCAGTAAACGTTGCTTACGTTCAGGAATACGGATCTCTGCCCAATGTGTAGGCCAATCTTCTTTCCAAGCTACTTTGACTTCAGCTTCATTGAAGTATGTATATCCATCTTTCTGAGAGACAACGTCTACGAAATAGTTCTCTTCGGTATTAACTATAGTATGTCCTTTTGATTCTAGTAACTCGACTAATGTATCCTTAGCTTTCTTATCGTATGCCGCATATAATGCTGGACTAAATTGTTTTCTTACTGCTGTCACTTAGGTATTCCTTTTATTATTATTTGTATTATACTAGGTCAACAATCTCACAGCTATCTCCAGAGCAAGCTAATGTCTGGCTACCTGCTGTGTTATCTTCTTGCTCATAGTCAGACAACTTATCCCAATCAATACTATCAGGCATCTGATCTAGAAGCATATGATAGTCTGTAGCTAAGCACTCTTGATAAGGTGCTTGTTGATACGTGTGCTCATTGTAAGGTAGGAATGATACGCCTGACATCTCATCAAAATGTTTGTACACAAATGCTCCTACTTCAAACCATTCATCACTCTTAACGTTGATCGTAACGCTAGGCTTATGCTCACACCATGATCGTTGATAAGCTAACCACATCTCTAGCTGTTCTATGGCTGACATATCAGCAGTAACTACTGCACCTTGAGGGGCTTTCATAGGGAAGCTAAACACTGTAGTCTGGTCAGGCTTCATTACGTCTGGNTCATTAGGTATACCTTGATCCATCATGAACTTTGTCAACGGGTCTTTGTTGTCTCCACGTACAGTACGAACATAATAGGCTGAGTGACGAGCATGAATACCGCTGCTAGAGTCAACCAGTTGGCTGACAGTGCCACTTGGTTTAACACAAGTGATAGCAGTAGCGACAGGGATATCAAGACGTTCAGCCCACTTAGCATTAGTAGTAACGGCGATCTGTTTGAGGTGTTCAAGAGTAGTCTCCAATCCTTTGTTAGATGTTGTCATTAATGGGTTGTCCATTATGCCTGTCATAGACACACCTAATAGACGTTCTTCTTCTGTGTTGCGTTGCCATATCTTACGTAGATAAGGAAACTTAGTGAAGGATGATTGTATTGTACCTAAGATAGTAGCAAGGCGTACCTTGTTTTCTAATGTCTCTACTGTATCAGTAGCACGTACTACAATCTCCGTTAAATTGCAAAACTGATGGCTGCGTAAGATTATCTCCGAACATGGATTTGTCCCGAACTCATAGTTGCTATCTCGTCTACCATTCTTAGCCGCTTGTACCTTAGATGCTTGACGATTAAAGATACCTCGTTCACCTGAGCCTGACTCAACCAATGCCATCCACTCACGCATGAACGAGAGGCTATCCGGTTTCTCTGAGTAGGCTACAGAGTTATTAGCTAAGGCACGTTGTGGATTATTCTCCCACCATGAGCCTGACTTAGCATGACGCATACGATCATCTGATAAATTACTCAATGAAATCATGGCACTACGGCGTACTCCACCTACAACTACTACCTCACCTATCTTACACATGATGTCGTGACACTCTAGTGACGATAGCTTACGCCCTTTAGCGTGTTGGAATATATGAGTAACAAAGTTAAATAGATCTACCAGTGGGGCAGGGCCAGATGCTCTACCTCCAAACGTTTTAAGCTTAGCACCTGCAGGGCGTATCTTAGTCACGTCCCACTTAGGTATCTCTCCACTATATAATAGTGCAATCATCTGACGTAAAGCTTTAGCCCAACCTTCTTTGCTATCAGAAACAACAATAGTTGTATCACTGTAGTATAACATATCAGGTACATCAGGTAGCTTTTGTACTGACTGACGTTCAACAGAGAAGCCTACACCTGTACCACACAACAGAATAAACATAGCCTCATCGAATGCCACTGGTGTATCTACTGCTAAGTAAGAACAGTTGTACCCTGCTGTGTTATCACGAGCTAGTGCTGGCCCTGCTGTCATCAAGGCTCTCATTGAAGGCATAACTTCTAAGTTCATGATAGCTTCTTCTATCTCTGCTATCACTTTAGGGTTATCCCCTATGGAAGGCTTGACTATGTTAGTCATGTAGCGCCCTACTGTTCCACCCCATGTCTCTCTTCTACCTTCATCATCAAGCCAACGTGCGTAACGTGACTTGTGTATAAATCCTTGGTAGTCTGTAGGTAATTCATTGTTCATCTATTGTCTCCTGACCCTTTGATTTTGTTTCTGTCTTTTCTACTGGTAAGTTTTTCTATGTTCATATCCGCTATCTCATCTAAGTTATAACCAATATCATTAGCAAGATTAGCTAAGTACCACAGTACATCACCCAATTCTTTAGCTACCTCATGTCTATTGAAGACACCATCCCTAACCTGCTTCTTAACCTTCTCAGCTACTTCACCTGCTTCACCACAAAGCCCTAGCGTAGGGTATAGTACCTTGTGTGTTGCTGGATATATAGCAAAGCTTGATGCTTTCTTTTGGTACTCCCTAAATCCTATCGTCATAGTTTTTCCTTCACTACTAAATTGTTAATCTTTACGTCGTCAATATCGTAGAATGTATCAGCTAATAAATCGTGTAGATCCTTACTGTGATCATCTTCATATGATCCTAATATATTGTTGTCTTCATCTACTACAATAGAAAAGGTTACTCCAAAAGTTTTGTCTTTCATTTATATTTCTCCGCAAGGCCTTCATTCATTCTACTTAAATACCATGCCGCCTTCTTCATATCCTCTTGACCATTACCTTTGTATCTATACCTATGCTGATACTTAATCATGTTGCCGTGACAGTAAGCTATAAAACCTTCTAAGCCTAGCACCTGCCTAATATAATCAATGCATTCTATACCGCCTTGATTGTAATGAGCAGGACGATCTACAGGATCGTACACCTGATGATCTTTTTGTATACTAAACTCTTTCCACTTAGCCATCATGCATTACCTTTTGTTTTTGTAAACTCGTTAAAGTTTATTACCTCAGCAGTCTCTTCTTGTCTAGCAATTTGTTCCTTTAAAAGTTTAAATCTGTGATCCATAACTCTTTCATAAAGTTCATCATCATCATTCATTAAATCTAAAAGAGTTGTACATAACATAGCTACGTGTATGCAATCTTCTAGTACCTCCTCTGGTAATGTACTATCATTATCGTAGGATATTCCAGTAGTTACATGTCCGTGCCAATCACCTTCAGTGTAAGGGGAAGGTCTTATTATTACCGCTACTTCATCGTCTTCTAAGGTATAACTCATACTAAGTCCTTCTTTCTGTCTTTAAAACAATACGATCTAACTTGGTGCAAGATCCTTTTTCTTTAAGCCACTCTTCAGGTATGACCCTGTGTGACCATTGGAAGCCATTCTTCTCACACCACTCAAAGTTTCTTTGCTTAGCACCTTTGTTTATCTTAGCCTTAGCATTACTAAACACAAAGCGTATATCTAACTCAGGGTGTTGTCTTTTTATTTCAAGATGCTTGCGTCTGTCATCCGGATCAAACTTTCCTTTGGTTTCTATTATGATACCATTGTCTAACTCGAAGTCCGGTGTGTAGGTACGATACCTTAGGTCTTCCCATTCTATCTTAAGCTTCTCGTATCGTACCTTACGTTGCCTAGTCTTCAGGAAAAGAACGGCCTCTTCTTCAAGGCCGGACTTATATTTACTAGCATTGTGTCTACGTTGGTAGCCCCTAGCCCACTTAGCCATCCGTAGGTGTATCCTCACCTGTAAGTAACTTCTTAAGTTCAGCTATCTTAACGGACGCTATAGCCTTTAAGCATTGTATTTCGTGATCTTTATCATTAGTTATTTTTTGATTTAGTTGTATGATATTTAAGATCTCAGTAGCTTCATTAGTAAAGTCTTCAATATTATATTCAACTTCATCTATAGTAATGCTAGGCATGTTCTTCTTCCTTTATATATGTATAATCTATCATAGGTTTAACGGCGGCCTGACTTACCTTAGACTCCATAGTCATTAGATCAGGCCAACACTTCTTCTTATGGTCACACCAACCACAAGTTTTATTTAGTTTAAAATTACCACTAGGTTTCCTACGGTATGTCTCTTCTTCTGGTTCAAAGCAACGAGCAAAGGGTTCATCATTAGTAATGTAATCTACTGTACCCTTTACTGTTTCCATCACCGCATCTGCATCTGCTTCTTCTGCAGGTACATACTTAAAGCTACCATTTACTTTGTTGATTACCCACCAACCTCCAACCTCTTTGCCGGAAGCTCTAGCATAACCTACAAGTTGAGCTATGTAACCGAAGTCATCATTACCTTTAAGCGTTTCATAATTAGTAAACTTATTATCATAGCCGTAAGGTGTAGTAGACTTAACATCATCTACCTTGTTGTCTAAGATCATATCGAACTCACCGTTGATAGATGTGTCACCTACCTTAAGTGTAACGTTATCGTTGTCCTTAAACTCTACTCCAGAGGCACGTAGTACGCCTTTGAATATAGCTTCAGTCCAATCTCCCATCAGCATGTTAAGCATAAAGGATGTAGGTTTATTTACGTCAGTCTCTGGGTCATTCTTAGCAAACCATAGCTGACATCTTGGTCTTCCTATGTTAGACATACGTAAACGAAACTCGTCACGAGGCCCACCATTGAACTGCTTTTGTAAAGCGGCAACCACATCAGTGGCTACCTGCTCTATTATTTCATCACTCATAGAAGCCTTACCCTCTATAGCAGAACGTAAGAAAGAGTGTACTGATAACTCAGCAGGGTGGATCATCCCTCAAACTCTTTGACTTCTACTATAGATCCTACCATCTCTAAATCATCATCAGACATAGATACCTTAGCCATCTCATCATGCTTACCTTCTACCCACTTATTAGTATTGGTAATCCATTCAAGAAAAGACTTAAGTGTCTGGCTATCCTCTGGTGCATAGGAAACTTTCATACCTAATGATGGAACAATGACAGCATACTTACCACCACTATTCATGTCACGCTTAGCACTACCTAGATTAAGTGTGTGTTCTACAGGTGTAAGTTTCTTAGCCATGATCTGAGCTAAGGCTGAATCAATAGCTTTGTTTGACTCAGTATTCCTTGAGTCCATCACGAATGGGATCTCTTCATCGTAACCCTTTACTGTATTACCTTGGTCATCTATAGGCTTATCTAACTTGATCATACCTAGCATAACTTTTGTGCGCTTAACGTCACGTATGACTGACTTCATTTCTTCTGGTAGAGACTTAAAGTCTTTGATATAACCTGATGGCCTACCACAATTGTGTCTACCTGATGTGTCCTTTAAGTCTACATTCAGATTTCCCGAAAGTAATGTCTTGTGCATAGTGTTTGCACCTGCATCCCATCGTTGCCACTGCATACGTTGAGAGAACAATCTCATTGTGAGTGTCTTACTAAAAACAACTGCACCATCAGGCATTGTTACTTGATACGATCCAATAGGTACAACAATTTTCTCGTCACCTTCTGCATCTTCTACTGTAATGGCTGAGTGTATCTGTTTAATACGTGCCAGTGTGGACTGTGACCCACCTGTTGATGTTGACATACCCATAGCCTCCGCTAATGACATGCCTTCTACGTTTAGTGTTTGTAATTCTGTGCTCATATCTTTTCCTTTATGTATGAGGGTTTCAGGGAAGCTAAGTTATACCGTCAAACGTCCTTTGTGTCAAGCCAATTCGGGCCAATCTTAGCCTCTAATAATAAGGGTACATTCATCTTAACCTTATAGTACTTATAGATGATCTCATTCAGATCCATGTTTAAAGAATTGATGATCTCTATCACCTGATCCTTCTCGTATGGGTGAATGTCTATCACCATTGAATCATGCACACTGTTGACTACCTTAGATCGCATAGGCATAAGCCTATCCTCTAACTCTAGTAGCACTACAGGTACACAATCCCCAGTGGCAAACCCTTGCACCGGATAGTTCTTTATCATGGTGAAGTTAGTGGGCATACCATTGGATCTTCTCTCTGTGTTAGGGAAAGCATACTGCCTACCACCAACGTTAGTAATCTTCTGAAAGCGTATGGCCTCATTGCCTAGCTTCTTGTGCCATGCCGCTATACCTTTGTACTTCTTAATGAAGTGTTTGTAGTACGCCGCCTCAGAAGGGCTTCTACCGTACCCTGTAGCCCCGAAGAGAGGGGCAAAGGTATGTGCCTTAGCATCTTGCCTAGAGGTAGGCTGACCTGCTTCTGTGATAATCCTAGCAGTGTAACTGTGTACGTCAAAACCTGTGGCTATCTCTTTCATGGCTGTATAATCTTGAGATAGGAATGCGGCGACACGAAACTCTAGCTGAGCAA